TCAGGATTTTCCCATACGCTTTTGGGAGATTGCGCCCAGGGCGTCAGCTAGGTTTTCGGTGGACAAGTGCGAGTACCGTGCCGTGGATCGTGCGCTCTTGTGGCCTAGCACTTTGCCCACTGTGTAGAGCGGCGTGCCTGCCTGGACCATGGCGCTGGCGGTTGAGTGCCGTAAATCGTGAAAGTGCAGGCCTGGCCTATTCACGGCCTCGGCCGCCTTCCGGAACCAGATCATCATAGACCGATAGCTGATCTTCGGCGGTAGGTGCCTGCTCGCGTATCGGGCAATTTTTGGCAGCATGGGCACGACCCTTCTGTCGCCGTTTTTTGTATCTTCGAGGACGAATCGCCCTGGCTCGACCCTGGCGGCCCAGATCTCACCTTTTCGCATGCCAGTATAAAACGCGATCAGGATCAGTGCGCGCGCTGGCCGACGTTTGCAAGCCCTGGCCAACTGCAGGGCCTGTCGCCTGGTCAGGTACTCATGCCGCTCATTTCGCACTTCCGGCATGGCCAGATGCTGCCCAGGATCTGGCATGTTAAGCCGTTTCGTTTTCCAGTAAAAACGGCAGGCTGCGCGTAGCAATACGATGCGTTGCCTGACTGTCGCGGGCGCCAGTCTTTTCAGACCGGCTTCAGTGATTTTTTCGCAAACTTCGGATAAATCACTGAAGCGTTTGCCCTCGTAATACTCGAACACTGCTGCCAGATGCCCCATGGCCGTGGCATGCGATTTCAGCTCGGATTTCTTTTCTAGGTAGGTCTGTACCGCCGCTTCGATCAACGGGGACTCCTGCTTGATCCCTTGGGCTATCGCGTAGAGGCGGCTGCTTTCCTCCCGGTCGAATGCGTCTGCCTGAGCTTGACTCCATGCTTTTGGAAGAAGTTTCGTAGCCCGGACGCGCCGGCCGGAGATAATGCGGTCGAACTCAAAGCGATATCGACGGCGGCTTTTATCGAAGTAGATCGACATGAGTTTTCGTATTCCTCAACGTCAGAGGATTGAAATCGGATTTGGCGGCCTACCCGGTAGCATGGGATTGGGCCTCCTGGTGCGGCTAGGCGCCGTGCCGTGTTGGGGCTGATCCGCAACCTAACCGCCACATCGGCGGGCGTAAGAATAGCCATATCGCCTCCAAAACAAAGCCCGCATCTGGCGGGCATTGGTGTGTTGCTCGATGGTTGACCGCTTGCATCAGCGGCAATGCCTTTGTCGTTTGTTTGCCCGCAGGAGCGGGGCCGCACCTGCAATTGCGCCGATGATTATTGCGAGGGGTAGTGCCAAGAGGTAAAGGGCAGCCATGTTGTTTTGTCCTTGTTTTATGCGAGGGGCCTCCAAGCATTACAAGTGGTGTCCAGCATTCGCTGGATAGCGTCATCGATCATGATCAGCAGTGCTCGTCCGCGACGATGCCGGTGGGTGCGGTCCCAACCATTAGAGAATTTCGAATGGTTGGGAGGCGCAGCTTCTCCAGAACGGCGGATTCGATGGCGCGGGCGAATTTGGTCAGCGCATACGGGTCGCGCTGCTCGTGGCCGAATAGCTGCAGAATCTCCGCATCCGTGAGTACGGTCTGTTTGATGTTGGGGGTCATCAGTCTGCCCTCGCTATTTCGTTGATCGTGTAATGGAGGTCATCCAGGCTCACGCAGGGATCGCCCTCAAAGGCTTTGTCGGCCTCGCTTGCGATCACTTCGGACTCCTCGTGACTGAGGCCGCGCAGCCAGCGGCAACCCAGATATACCTGGCCCCAGAGGTTGGGGGCTGCCAGTGCGGTATCGGCCAGCCCAGGGCATGTGGTGTTGGGGGTCATGCTGTCTCTCCTTCGCCCTGCTTGGCGACAATTGCGTCGAGCTCGTCAAGCGCCAGACACAGCGCAGCAGCTAAATGTGACGGCACGGAAACACCCAAGCTTTCATCACCGGACTCAAAGCTTGCGTCCATAGCCGCCCTGGCGTTTTCGATGACGCCCCAAGCCAGCGCATCCCGCGCATCTGCGGCAGTGCTGGCCTGGGGCGCGGCATTGAGCGGTTCCGTCTTGCTGTCGTCGATCAGATCCCGCATTACGTCCGCCCGGTGCCAGCCAAGGTACTTCACTGGCAGATCGCCGGACGCGATTCGCTCCTGAATGAAGTCGGTCTTGTCTAACCATTCATCCAAAGCGGCGTTCACCTCCCCGGCTACAGGGGCTAGGGTGCCACCCGTATATCCAGTATTGGCGCGGCTTTCCGGCCGGTTCTGGGTCGATTGGGCGCCATTCTCCCCGGCTACAGGGGCGCTTGCCAGGGCGGCACGGTAGTTCTTGGCAATATTGGATAACACCGTCTCTGCGGACTTGCTCCATGACTGTTTGTCCGTGGGGTTTGATGCCGACGCTTTACAGTAAAGCTGATCACCGTAAGCTTTGACCAGATCAACGTGGTTCTGGATCGCCGCCCGCTCATCGCCCACAAGGGCGCGCTCGTCTGCGGCAGGGGGAGCGGCTGGCTTCGGGGTTCGCTTTCGCGCTCCGTCCCATGAATCAGATCCATCGTCAACCAAGCGGGGAGCCTTCTTCGCCACCGGCTCCGCGCTCACAGCAGTGGCGGCGGGGCGGCTGGCGCGGTCGTAGCGTTGAGAGCGGAGCTGCATAAGAACGTGGCGCTCAAGACCGACCCAAGCGCTCTTCGCCTGGGCCGGTCCGATTTGTCGCTGTTCGGCCCAATGGAAGGCTGCGTCAAGAATGCGCTGTGCGCTGAAACGCAGGCTTTCGTCCATCTCCCCAGGATGCCCGGATAACTGGACAGTGGCTTCAGTATCCGCCCCAGGGCTGGGCGCTGCCGCCAGCATGGCAGCGTAGGCGTCCTGCATTTCGTGATCGTCGATTGCCCGGCTCTTGCTGTACCACGCCTCGGCAAAGGCGATGGACATATCGAGGGTCATTTCGGCCGGAACCAGACGCCAGCCGTGAGGGATAGCTTGATTGGTCATGTGCTTTCCTTCTCGCCACCAAGGGCGTCGATCAGATCGGCCAGCAGCCTTGCCAGCTCGCCGGTCATAAGGGCGAAGTCAGAGTCAAAACGCTCGTCGGCGTTGGCGCCCAGGTCGTCGGGCCGCTCCTTGAGCACGTCCAGCGGCGTCACGCGCTTGATATCCAGGGATTCGGTCAGCACGAAAGACACGCGATCAGCCCAGGTCATGGCAAGGCGGGTGCATTGCTTGCCTGACTGGATATGCCTGCGGGCGTCGTCTGTGTCGATGCTGTGCTTGACGTAGCGCACGGCGGCGCGGCTTTCGCCCGAGGCGCGCAGCTCGGTGTCCTGGTCAATGGTGAAGTTGGCCGGGGCTTCGTCCTCTGCCAGCCAGCCGGTCATGGCTGCGGCGGGCGACTGCGCGACGTAGAGATTTTCCAGCGGCAGCGGGTCAACGGTCTTAACCAGCAGGCCTATTACCTCATCTGCGCGGGCGCTGGATGCCGCGTCGATCACCAGCCAGCGGTGCTGTGTGTCGATCCACACCCGCGTATCGCGGTAGACGGACAGGGCGCGGGGTAGCAGTTCTTCGGTGACGCGCTCCTTGATTTCTTTCATCTGCTTGCGGCCGGGCTTGTAGCCCTCCTGCTCTTCGATTTCCTGAGCGCGGGCGCGGGCCACTTGATTCACGACGGTGGACGGCAGCAGCTTCTTTTCAGAGCGCAAGACCAGCAGGATTTGCCCATTCAAGACATGAGCGAACAGGCCAGTATCGCGGGGCGATACCCAGCCCAGGCGCTGCATTTCGAGGTTATTTCCGGGCTGGTAGGCATGCTTGGCCAGCGCAGCTTCGAGCGTTTCGCCCAGGCACGACCAAGCGCCCGAAAGGCGGTAAACCTTTAGGTTTTTGAACCACATAATGCAGACCTCTACGGCTGTTGTTCGGTGAGTTGGTAAACGGTTCGGCCTGTCAGCAGGTCGGTGTCTTTGTAGGCAACTTGCAAAAATGAATACCCTTGCCGGGCAGCCAGCCGCGCCCAATCAATCGCAAACTGCGGCGCGCTGTATTCGGCGCTTAGTTCAACTTGGGGGGGCAGCAAGCGCGCGTGCCCGCGCTTTCTCGATACGCAGCGCATGGGCCTCGGGGGTTGTGCGGCGCTTCAGGCGGCGCTCCTGGGCGCTCACTTGGGTTGATATGAGTTGATCTATCCGCCCAGGGCGGACACCTAAGACGACAAATCCAGGCATATCGGGACTCCAGGTGGGAAGAGGGGGAGGGCAGCGCCAGTAGATGGCCTCCGTTGGTTGTGGCGCCGCCCTGGGGGATCAGTCCGCCGAGGTCAGCTCGGCGCGGCGGTTCTGGTAGGCGCGTTGCAGTGCGTCGTAATGCTCATCCGGGGCATCGCGCAGGCTGTCGCCAACCAGGTCGAGCGCGTCGAGGCTTGCCGCGTCTGCGATCTGCTGGAACAGGGGGGAGGGGTCGTAGGTGATCGCCGCCGGCGCGGCGTCGTCATCACCCGGTGCGGGCGTGATGTATTCGCCCTCCAGAACGTTGTCCAGTGCTTGCGATTCGCCGCGAGCGTTCAGCTCGTCCAGTGCGGCGGCGTTGGCCAGCTCAATGCTGACAGGCAGATATTTAAAGAGGCGGCGCAGCACGGTCTTGCGGCCCATCTCTGCAAAGTGCGCACCCCAGGGGCTAGCGTCGGTCTTTTTGGCCCGTACGGCCTGCTGCCAGCCTTGCGAGGCGTTGCGAATCTCGATGATCTGCTGCTCGCTCATCACCTCGAAGGCGTGGCCGCCACCGACCAGCTTGGCGACTGCATAGAAAGCGATGATGGCGCCGCGTTCGCCCATGGCCGGCTTGTGCTCCAGCTTTTCATCCAGGCCGTAGGCATATTCAAAATGATCGTTCTCGTGTACGGCATGGGCGGCGATGCTCACGATCTGGCCGGATCGGCGGGCGAGGTCGATCAGTCCCTTGTAGCCCAGGACAATCTGAACCTCGATCTTGTCTGTCACCCAATCATTCCCTTGCTTGCGGCGCTTCTCGAAGGGGATCAAGTAGGCGTGGCCAAGGGGGGTGTTCGGCTCCAGACCAAGCTGCGAGCACTGCACAACCGCGCCCATCAAGGATTCGACCGTGCAACCCATCAGCTTCGGCGTGGTGCGTAGCGCGCCCAGTGCGATTTTCAGCATACGGTCGGCGCTGACGTGGCGCGGTAGCACGGCGGCCAGCGTGGACTTTTGGGAATCAAAAAATGCCTTTACCTGGCCGATGCCGGCCTGCGAGGCGACCATCTTGGATGTTTTCTTGAGGTCAGCGAGGGAGGTGGTTTGCGACATGGTTGGTCCTGTCATTCGTCGTTGAATGCCCAGTTGGGCAGGGATGCGAGGTGGACACCCTGGCCGAAACCGGGCCAGTTGCCCGAGGTCAGGCATTCGGCATAGGTGCTGAGATTGCGGCGATAGTCGCGGCGCCCCTGGTCCTGGCTTCGCGGATCGAGCATCACGGCGCTGGCGGCGAACGGCCAGGCATCCTGGACGGCAACAAAGATGAAGGCCAGCACGGTCTTACCGCTGGCAGCCGCGTAGCCGTCCGTATAAAAGGCGTCTTGGACGTGGTACCGCTTTCGGGCGATCTGGTGCGAAAACTCATGTGGGCTTGCATCGCTGAAGGTTTTCACGTCCAGCAAGATCACGCCGGACTCGCCCGCCGGGTGGCACCAGTCAGGGCGGCACCGACACAGGACGCCGGTTTCCTGGTCGATCCAGTAGGCGGATGATTCGGCCACGCCAGCGGCCAGCGCCTCGGCCACGTCCGGCAGGCGGCGCACGGCTTCGGCCTGCCGCATTGCCGTCTCTCTCTGGTCTGGCTTGATGCCGATGACGCCAGCGGGTAGCGCCGCCTCGAAGGCTTTCCATTCCTTAGTCGAACGGGTCACATCCGGGCCGACTGCGTACCGCTTGGCAAATTCTTCAGGCTCCAGAATTGCGCAGTGCGCAAGCTGGCCCTCCAGCTGGCCCTTACGCTCCGGCTCAGGCGGGCGCACCGGGTTCAGGGTCAGGTCATAGAAATTGGCCGGCGAGACATTGATGCGATCAAGGCCCGTTTTGCTGATACCTGGGCCGCCGTGGTACTGCTCAATCGGCTGGCCTTCGATCACGCACGGGGCATCAATCAGGCGGGTGGCTTCGGTGATGGCGTTCATGTCTCAATCCTTAGCCGCATACGCGGTCTTGCCGCAGCCTTCGCAGGCGGTGAGGGTGGATGGGTGGGCGTCGAGGGTCGGGCCGATCAGCCCAGTGGCCATCGCCAGCGCGGCGACCATGGCGGCGTATCCGGCCAGGTCGAGGTCCAGGCGCTTGGCGTGCAGGTAGGCGAGGGCGCGGCGGATCATGCATGTATCTCCCGGCCCTCGGCGTGGGCCTTGCCCATGAGGAGCCGTGCGATGCCGATAAGATCGGCGCGCAGTTCGCGTTGTGTTTGGGTTACGTATTCTGGTACCGGCGTTGTGCTGAGAGCCGTTAATGCGATCCGGCACAGCGCGTCATGGCCTCCGTCGATAATGGCATCCGCCCACCACTCACGGTCTTGACCGAAAGCGATGTCGGCCTCTCCAGCAAATAGCTCATACAGTGCGTCGATAATCTGCTGGTCAGTTAGCTCGGGGTAATGCAGCATGATTTCTCCAGGCAAAGGGAGTCCGACCCGCATCGCAAGGGATGCGGGGGACAGGGGTGAGTCAGTGGTGGGTTAAAGGCCAGCCGGCACTACCAATGCGTGGTGTGCAGTGCCTTGAGGTGCTCGCCTGCTTGGTCACGGGAGCGGCAAGCGGCGTCGGCGATCCCGTTCAAGTAACTGAATAGGTTCCGAATTTTCGTGATGTACTCATGGGCCAAGGCATCGCCGAGGTCGCCGTCTGCAATCAGGTTGAGCACGAGATCATCGCGCAGCAGTTGGTGATGGCCGTTGACGGCGCCGAACGCGATGCGTCGGCGCAGATGCTCACGGATGAGTACAAATGCCTCGCCAGCGAGGACGCCCGCGCGCGCATTCAGTGCAGCTTGGATGTGCTCAGGTAGCTCGATGGTGAGGTCTGACTGGCCAGAGAGCAGCAGGGCGCGCACGTCGATGCGGGGAGTGCTGGGAGTGGCTGCTTTTTGCTGCCATGCGTCCCACAGAATATCGTCGGCTTCGTTCTGGTACGTGATGACTTTCTCGCGCAATTCAGGCCGGACCTTGTTTGGGCTGATGGTCATCAGCCAGCCAGGCAGCTTGCGAAGTGGTAGGCAGACAGCTTCCTGATTGCCGCCGTTTGAAGGGATCATCAAAATGGTGATGCCCCAGCGTTTCTCTGCGGCAGCCAACTTCCGGTGTTGTGGTTGCCACGCCATACCCATGCCTTCAACAACAGGTTTCATGGGGACGTAGGGCTGACCGTTGTGTTCTACAACGAGCAGTACAGCACCGTGGAAAGGAACTTCAATGGGAGAAACGTCGAGCGCCAGGGCGCATTGCGATTGAGACATAGCATGACTCTCCGTACAGCGGTAGATAACCCGCTTCCCGACTGCAATCGGGGTGGGCGGGGACCGTGTGGGTTGCAGTACCGGGTACGGACCGGCGAGGGGTTTCCCCCTCCCCACACGGCCCGCCCGTAGGGAGGTGCCATGCTGCGGACGAAAAAATAGCCACAAAACTTCTGTGGCGGCTCATCCGCCGTACTCCGGGACTGCAATCCCGAATCACTGATGTTTCAGTGATGCGGGCAAGGTAGCGCAGTGCCAGCCGGAAGTCAAGTGGGTTAAAATCGCTCGCGATGCATCAATTCAGAGGGCCAGCACCATGACAATCATGATTTCCGAGGTTTACGAGGCGTTTCGCGCTGCCGGGGTGCCGGAGGACAAAGCTCGCAAAGCGGCCGAGGCGATGAGCGCGGAAACGTTGGCGACTAAGACGGATGTAGCGATTCTCAAATGGATGGTGGGCTTCAATCTTGCCTTTACCATGGCCATGCTTTGGAAGATATTTAGCTAGATTGCGCCGCCATTTGGGATGGCTACAATCGGGGCAAAGGAGTGACCATGAGCATTGTTACATTTGACACCCTGAAGTTTGTCGAGACCTTGGAAAAGGCCGGTGTTAGCCGTGAGCAAGCGTCTGCTATGGCGACTGCTGTGCGTGATTCGCACGAGGGCGCGGAGCTGGCGACGAAGGCCGATCTGCGGGAAGTGCGGGTGGAAATGCAGCAGTACGAGTCGGCCATCCGCTCCGATCTAGAGAAGCTGGAACTTAGCCTGCGCAACGACATGGAGAAGCTGGAGACCGGGTTGCGGCATGAGATCAGCAGCGTGCGCCAAGAGATCAACAGCGTGCGCCAAGAGTTCAACGGCAAGTTTCAGCTGATGCAATGGACGCTCGGCGTTGTGGTGGCGGGCGTAATGGCGCTGATCCTGAAGGCGTTTTTCTGATCAAGCGGCATCCTTAGCCAGGTCGATCAGCCTGCGCTCGATGCGCTGGCGTAGATCGCCACGGTTGTGCCCCAGGTAGCGTTCGTCACGAGGAAACGCCGGGCCGCCGTCGTTGATCTTGGTCATGGCTGCTCCCTTGATTGGTCGCGTATGCGGATTTTCTCCATCGCGCTCAGGTGGCCTGCTCGCGCATTGCATGCCTTGTGGGCCAGTACCAGATTGCTGATGTGGTTCGGGCCACCGTGGGCAACCGGTACCAAATGCTCGGCGCTGCGGTCATCGTCGGATGTGTGCTCATGGCAGAAAAAGCAGCGGTCGCCGTCTCGCTCCAGCAGGGTGCGGATCAGCGGGCTGACCTTGGCCCTCTTTGTCCGGACGCCAGCGTCCCAGGCCATCGCGCCTTTGTAAGCGCTCCAGGCCGCTAAGGCTTGGCCGGTGAAAGTAGTGCTGCCTTTGGCATTGCTGTAGATGATCGCCACGCCCGATGCGCAGTCGAAACGCACCAGCTCCCATTCACTTGTCGGGCGAAGCACCTGGGCACCGCGAGCTACGAGCCATTCGAGGAACTTGGGGCGGGCGGCTTCAACCTGCTTTCGGCTCGGGGTCATGGCTGCCCCCCGGTGGCTTTGGCGATTGCGGCGCGATTCTCGGCAATCTGAGCCTCAACCTCGCTCTGCGGCCGTTGCTCATGCAACATCGCTGTCAAGAGACTCTGCGTTTCTTGCAGCGCCTCCAACAGATCGGGCGCGGCGGCGAGCACCTTTGCATCGTCTAGCCCTGGCTCTTCGGTAAAGACGCAAACTACGCTGCCATCAGCCGCGATCAGTTCGCCGCAATAGCCTGGCTCGTAGTCGTAACGCCACGGACCCTTCGTATGTTTCGTCGTCATACCGCCTCTCTCAGAAACGCCATAGCGCGATCACCGGCCAGGGCCATTGGGTAAGCGGCAGCAAGGCCGCACAAGATGAAAAGGGTGGATTGCAGGGCGGTCACTGGCTGCGCTCCGAAAGCTCAAGCAGCCGGGCCTCGATGCGCTGGCGGATCTCGTCGCGGTTAACACCAACGCCTAGGGCGATGAGCGCCTGGGTGTCTGCATCTGCCCGAACGACGTGGTTAAACACATCCTCCAGGTACTCGGTGGCGTGGCGCCCGAAGGCGTAGCCATCCAGCTTGATAGCCCGGTAGATGACCTGAAGGCGCTGGGTTTCGGTAAGAGGGAGCGTTTCGCAGAGCGTGGAGCCAGCGCCCAATGGAACGCGGCGGGAGGTCGGGGTGGGCTCAACAACAACCCTCCCGCCTTGCATGGTCACTTGCATGTTGAACTCCGAATAAGGAGCAGCACCCGGTCTCACTCACGGCCAGCCGCCACCACGCTGACTGCGCAATCAAGCGGTATGGGCGGGGAGGCTTGGAGGGGGAGGGGTGCTGCGAAAGAGGGGTGATGGTGTTCATCGGTCTGCGCTCTCTCTGGAAAGCGCAGGCAGATGAATCCGCGCCAGCCAAGAAACCACGATGGCTTGGCGCGGGCTGCCGACTTGCACGGCGTACTCCGGTTGGCCCGGAATGTCGTCGCCCTGATGCGCTCAGGGCAGGCGGTGCCGAGATTCCAATCGGCGTGACCGTTTCCGTTTTTGGCCGTCTACGCCTCACCCGTTTCACCGTGTACCGCGCTTGGCGGACTGGATACGGCAGGGATGCCGCGCAGAGCTACGGCCATGCCCGTAGGTGCGATTGAGCCGGACGAACACCCCACAGGTAGGGTGAGCAACATCGGCTAGCGGGTTGTTAAAGAGCGTTTGCGCTATCCCTTGCTGGCCTTGGCCTAAGCGGTGGGTGAGTGCATGGGATGAATAGTAGCAATCGCTACGCATCGATGCAATAGCAAAAGCTACGCTTTTTTGTAACAGGCGAAAAAAAGCCCCGCTCTAAGGCGGGGCGATCTGCGCTAGCGCATTACTTGGCCAATGATATTCCGGCCAGTTTCAATGTTTCCATCGCCTTGAGAATCCCTTCCTTTGCGCCCGGCGCCTTCATGGCGGTTTTCACATTTTTTAAGCAGGCGGCTGCATTTGGGCCGCAGGAGTCGCCCTTGATGGTGCTAGCCGCATAAATTGAAATGGCGAGTAATTGTTGCGCCGACTCGTCGCTGCCAAGGCCTTTAAGCACGCGGTCTACCCTGCGCGTCAATTTGGTGGCCTCCTCGTCCGCGACGGCGCGTGCGGGCCTGCAATCGTCCAGCATGGGGATCGTAATGGTCGCGCCTGCGCCGGTGCAGATCAGTGAAACGGATTGCCCTTTTTTCGCACTTGCTGCGAAATCCAGGGCGCTTTTATGCAGCCTTGCGTGTGGTGATGATGGTTGCGTACCAAGCGCGAGGTATGGCGCTCCGCCTATGCCGGAGTTGATGCTGCCGATTTTTCCGTTGATCAAAAGTGGTTTCTTTTTGAACCGCTTATCGGCTGCCACTTCATTATCGGAGTACGCCTTCGCTAATTCCGAGGCGGTAGTGTCGGTCAGGCCCATCCGCTCGCCAAGCAGGCTGTCGTTGCCAGAGGCAAGGTTGTTGGCGTCATCATCAACAAGCGTCTTGAAGACGCTGTATTCAAGTTTCGAAAGCTCGTATCGATGTGATTTTCCTGCGGAAAACTCGCTAACCACTTTCTCTTGCGCTGATGCTGCCATGGGTGACAGCACGAGCGTCGCGCCGAATAATGCAAGTCCTAACTGATTGCGGGGGAGTTTCACGTCTCACGTCCTTCTATTGGCTGTAGGTGGCCTGATTGTAAAGCCGTGTATAAGGACTTCACATTGCCCTGCTTGTCTTGAATTTCAACTTCCTGCGCATAGAGCCGTTCGCGTTTGGAGTCGGCCTGATCCACCGGTCGAGTATCTTGCGGCCGGAAGTTGGGGCACCAGTCGCAGCCCACCCTGGCGCCCGATGCTGCCACCTGAGTTTCCAGGGGGGAAGGGGTGGCCTGCCCAGAAAGCACAAAGCCCCTTGAGAGGGGGGGCTTTGTGCTTGGGATTTCCTGGAATTAGCGTGTGCTGGGCTTGATGGCCCGAAAGATCGCAATTGGGTTAACCGCATAAGCATCGCCGGGGCGGCCCATCGCTTCTCGGATGGCTTCCATTACGGGGAGCAAACCATCCGAAATGGGTTTGCCTATTTTGATAGAAGTGCCTGGCGTGTCGTTCCCATCAGGCAATGCATCAAGTACCGCAAGCACATGCCAGTCCCCTTTGATGTTTGCCCCGTATGTAAGTGTCAGCGCGGACGGATCGATGAGCATATGGTCCTCGTGAAGCACTGACCAAGCTACTTCCCCTCCGACTGTGCTCAAGTAAAGCTGCGGCATGGGCGGCATGACCTTCAGAGCCGCCCCAAGCTGGGCAACCTCCGTTTTCTCAGCAGCCTTTGCCGCTTTGTTGGAGTGTGTTGTCTTCACTTGGCCAAGCATGAGGTCGGTGAATGCACTCCACCCAGCTTGCATGAAGCTAATGTCAATAATGTTGGCTTGGCCGTGGATGTGGATCACCGACCCAATTGGCGCTCCGTTCAGGCCTTTCGAGACGTAGTTAGCCTCAGATAGCGTATCCAGCAAATTAAGGGGTATGCTCCATTCAGTATTGAAACTACGCTCCATAGTTTCTGTAACTGACTCGACGGAAGACCCGCCCCCTTTTAGAACGCCCGGAATTCCGCCGGCTGCATTTACTTTGCTGCTATCAGTTGAGCTGCTTTGGTACTTCGTAGAAAGAGGTACGCCGTCCGCTACGAGTTGCGCTAGCCACGACTGGGCCCTGGGCTTATCTAGATACAGAAAATCATAGAGAAAATCTATGCTTGGTGACTCTTGACCCACGCCGCATCTCCTCTTCAACACGGGCTTTTCGTTCTTCGACTTTTTTTTGGCGTTGCAGCAGGCTATTTCCAAGTGCCAAAAGTGACAGCCGCAAGGGTTCCGCAGCTTTTGCTGCAGAACGTGCGGCCTTCAAAATTTTCTCTTGGTCTTGGCTCATCAGCACATTGTATTGAAAGTTCCTGAACGCGCAAATCTGATTTTAAGCATCAGCATGCTGAGTTGTAGGCTCTTTTTTACCGCCGCACCCACTGCCCCTGCTCATCCTCCCCCAACTGAGCGCCAGCCCACACCACGCGCCCCAGCACTCTGACCGAGGCCCCATCTTCCAGGGGAATATCCGGATGCCGCGCATTGAACGACCGGGCCACCCAGCGCCCCGTTAGCCGATCCTTAGCTACCGTCTTGACGAGCATCTTCCCGTCATAGTTGATGGCGTAGACGCCGCCGGCGGCCAGGTCATGCAGGGTCAACCCCAGATCGGGCACAACAAGCAGTGCCGCTCCATCTCGGATAACCGGCTCCATGCTGTCGCCTTTGGCGTAAACCATTCGCCCGCGCTGGCCGTCCGCGCCGACCGAGCGCAGAAAAGAACGACGGAAATACACGTAGCCGGTCATTTCTTCGGTGTGGTTCTCGATACCTTCGCCAGCGGCAAGGCGAACATCCGCCATCTCAGGCACCGATTCCCATTCATCATTATCTGCATGCTGCTCGGCGGCTACGACATTAACCGCGGTTGCCTGCGCGAGGCTCAAGCGCGGAGTAACGTATGCCGGGACTGGCTCTTTAATCTGGGTCGGCGCCGGGGGTATGCCTGGAATGCGCATAGGGAATTCGTCCGGCGCAGAGTCAAAGTTCGTGGTTCGGCTGCCAGTCTTTGCCTCTGAGGCCGCCGGCTGCCTGGACACCGTGATGCCTATTTTAAGTTGGGCAACCGCTAGAGCCAATGCTCCTTCCAGCGCCCTCAGTTGACTCTCGGGCAGCCCTCGGATTTCCGATTCGTCGATCGATGGGAACGGCCACGCGTAGGGTTTGTTTGATTGCCCGGGCGAGGCTTCCGAGCTAAGCGCAGCGGCTTTTCCCGCTTCTATCGCCAGTCTTGGACTTATATCCGCAAGCGGGCAGCCAAAGCCTGCCGCGTAGGCTGTGGCCGCCTCCAAGTTTAATGGTCGTCGGCCGGTAACGTGCTGGTAGACCATCGCCTGGCCCCCAGGGATTTTGTTCTCACGAGCGAAAGCTGCGCGGTTCACGCCCTGAAAGCGTGCGCGCAAATTTTCCGCTTCTTCTTCTACCGACCATATCTTCATATAGCAATGCTATTTAAATAAATCTATAGCATGGCTTGCGTCAAAACTATAGCAAAGCTATAGTTCAAGCCATGAACCTGAACCAATACCTAGACCGGAAAGGCTCGCCCAAGGCCGCCGAGTTTGCGCGAATCATTGGGGTTTCTTCGGCGCTCCTCTATCAGTGGCGCCAGGGGATTCGACCCGTTTCCGTTAAGTGGTGCCTCGCCATTGAGAAGGCCACCTCTGGGCTGGTAACTCGCCGTGAGCTCCGCCAAGACGATTGGCAGCTTTTTTGGCCCGAGCTTGCGAATCAATCCACTCCCAAGCAAGAGGCCAGCCATGCGTGAGGAATACGCCCAATCAATGCAGCGTAGCGCCCACATGTTCCGGCTCGTCGTAGGCGGTGCGCTCACGCTCCGCGCACAGCTCGCGGAACAGATCCATTACGACGGCATCGGCCGGGTCTTCAAAGTGGCGGCGGGCAAGGTCTTGCGCGGCGCTCAATAACTTCTCTGTATCACTCATTGCATCCCCTGGATTTACATCATGAACGAGCAAGCAGTATCCGACGAGCAGCGTGCAATGGTAAGCAACATCGGCGCACGGCTTCAGGCTGAGGTGTTGCAGCGTCTTGCAGCCATCACGCAGAAGCATGCGGCCGAATGCATGGGCGTGCACCCGAGCAAAGTCAGCCGGATGGTGAGCGAAGACCTGATGGAATTTTGCTGCCTGCTTGCAGCGGCTGGGTTCCAGCTCACCACCGGAGATTCGGTAGTTATGGATCAGAACGAGCAGATCGCCATTGAAAGCATGGCGCTCAAGTGGATGCAGGCCCGACACCAAGCGCGGCTGGAAACTGTCCGCCAAAAGGCAAAGTGATATGGCAAAGATCGCCCTCCGCGTGGACGAGCGCGGCAAGCTCGCGGGCCTGACGCCTTTTGATGACCGCGCATATAGCCGCTTCAAAAAGAAGCTGGGCCTTCTGCGCCCTGGTGACACGATCAGCTTTGAGCATCGTTTCCCGCGCAGCCCGAAGTTTCACCGGCTGCACTTTGCGCTGCTTGGCGCGATCTTCGACAACCAAGACCAATTCGTCAGCCCCGAGGATCTTCGTAAGTGGGTTGAGGTTGGCGCTGGGCATTGCCGGTTTGTGCCCGGCCCGAAAGGGCGTCTGGTGGCGCTGCCGTTGTCTATCTCCTATGAGAGCTTGGACGACGCCGAGTTTTACGACCACCACATCAAGGTAGTGGAGTTTCTGCGTTCGCAAGCTGCTACGCGTTTTCTGTGGCCTGACGTAGATGACTCGGCAGCACTGGCAGGCATCGAGGCGATTCTGGCGGGGTTTGGTGCATGAAAGGCCGCAACCCTACCGCAGAACAAAAGCGCTTCTGGGACATGTTGGCCCGGAACATCGGATGCGTGGCATCCCGCATGGATGGCTTCTTCGATAGCCAGTGTTCGATCCATCACATTGACGGCCGGACTAAGCCTGATGCGCATTGGCTCGTGTTGCCGCTGTCGGCGGGCAATCACCAAGACGGGACTGGCGCACCTGGGCGCATTGCCGTCCATCCCTGGAAAACACGATTTGAAGAGCGCTACGGCAAGCAGCGTGATTTGCTGGTCTGGTGCATCGAACAACTGCAAGCCCAAGGCTTGAACGTCCCTGATGGCGCTTTGCGGGCCGCTGGGATGCTGGAGGAAAGCCGTGCATTACTTTAAGCGGAACATTGGGGACTATCACAAGAAGGCTGGGCGTCTGTCCATGCTTGAGCACGGAGCGTACACGCTCTTGATCGACTCGTGCTACGACCGTGAACGCTTCCCCACCATTGATGAGGCAATTGACTGGTGCTGGGCCAGAACGGAAGAAGAAATCGCGGCCGTGCGCTTTGTCCTGGGCAAATTCTTCGATCTGGTTGATGGCCGGTATGTGCAAGCGCGCATTCAAGAAGAGATTGACGCCTTCCATGCTAAGTCTTTGAAGAACAAAGAGATTGCTGAAGAGCGCGAGGCAAAGCGCCGCACGGCTCGTGAGCAATCGAGCACGAAACGTGCACAAGGCGTGAACGAAGCGCCACCTAACCAAGAACCAATAACCAATAACCAAGAAAAAGAAATACCCCCTAACCCCCGCAAGCGGGGGCAGTCGTTCGACGCTGCCGCGATTGATCTGCCGGACTGGCTTGACCGTGAGTCCTGGGAAACCTGGGTCGCTGACCGCAAGGCCCGCAAGAAGCCGATCACCGAGAAAGCCGCCGAGCTGCAGATCAAGCAGCTTGCAGACCTCTTGCAGCAAGGGCACCCCCCGGCCGACGTGATCGCGCACAGCATCGCCAGCGGCTACCAGGGGCTGTTTGCGCCGAAGGCGCGGGGCAATGCCACCCCGGCGAGCAAGTCTCAGCGCATGGACGAGTGGAACGCCGAGCTGAATGATGTTCTGGCCGAAAGCCGTCGGCCGACCGAGATTTTCATGGGGACGATTGATGCAACTCACTGACCACCACATGACATCGCTTGGCGCCTTGGTCATCAACGAAATGCGGCTGATGTACGGCACGAAGTTCGGCCAGCAGTGGCAGGGGCTGACAGCGCGAGAGCTGAAGGATTCCTGGGATCAGAAGCTGTCCGGCCTGACCGAGCGCGAAGTCCGAACGGGCCTGACCGCCTGCCTGACCCGTGACTGGCCGCCGAGCTTGCCCGAATTTCTGCGTTTGTGCCGCCCGTGGATGAATCCCGAGGTGGCTTACCACGAGGCGGTCGTAGGTATGGCTTCGCGTCGTCGCGGCGACATGGGCACGTGGTCGCATCCGGCGATTTACTGGGCAGCCGTCCATGCTGGATCGCATGACTTGCTCAACAGCTCGTACAGCGTGATGAAAACGCGCTGGGAGCGGGCTTTTGGCGACGAGCTCGCCAAGGGGCAATGGCACGGCATCCCGGAGGTGCTTGAGGTATTGCCGGCCCCAGGCCAGACCCAGGCTACCCGCGAAGAGGCTGCCGCTGCGCTCAAGGCTATGGGTGCAGACAAGGTTCTTGAACCCAAGCGGTCACGAGATCCGCGCAACTGGGCCAAAAAGATTCTGGAGGAGCAGGAAAGGAAGGGCGGCAGGCGCTACGCGTTCGCCACGCTGACGATGGCAAAGCGGGCGCTTGGCCTTGAGCTGAATCCGGGGGAAGCATGATTTCCCTTCGTCTACCCTGGCCGCCCAAAGAGCTGAGCCCCAACTTCCGGGGCCATTGGGCGCCGATCTCGCGGGCGAAGAAAAGCTACCGCACCGCTGCGCGTTTGACCGCAATGAAGGCGTTGCGCCACGCAGAGAGATTTGACCGCTTCGGCGGTGTGCGCATTACCTACGAATTTTGCCCACCGACTGCGAGAGCCTACGACCGGGACAACCTGGCGGCGCGGATGAAAGCCGCTACAGATGGAATCTCGGACGCGCTGGGTATGAATGACCGTGGCTTTCACTTCGCGCCGGTTGCCATTGGCAGCAAAGAGAAGGGCGGGCTTGTCCGCGTAACCATTGAATCGCTCAAGGAGGGCGTATGACGATTATTCAGAAACCCCGAGCTCGGCAGGAGCGCGGCGCATGGCTCGTCTGGTGCGCCCATATCGGCCCCAGTCCTCGGGCGACGTTCGACGAGGCATACCGGGCCTGGGCTACGCGGCGGGGCATCAATCACTCAAATATCGGAGCGGCGTAATGGGACACCCGAGAACAGTTGAGCAATCTGACCGTTACTGGCGCCAGGCGGCGGTAGAGCGGCTGCGCGGTATGGGCATCAAGCTCAACCGATTCCGCCAAAACGCTGAGGGCGTAGCTTCAGAGATCCGCAGGATTGAGCCAGCGTACCGGGGCGGCGATCCTAACCTTGTGATCCGCGCCTGGATGGGAGCTGCCGCCGCGCCGAAAGTGGAAGTGCAACGCCGAATCTATATGCCCAGCGCAGCTATGCGATTCGCGGCGCTGCGCAGCCAGCAGGCTGAGCCGAGCCTGAAGGCTTTGGGCTCGCCCTCTGTGCGGAGTTATCCGTAATGCGTAGAGCCGTTGGAGATTCGGCTATCCCGCGCTGGGTCGAGGACGAGCTGCACAACTGGGCGCGTTCGCAGTGGGAGGGAGAGTGGCCTGGGCCTGGCCGCCCGGATCACGGCGCACCCGTGGTTTGCGAATTTCCGCGGCAGCCAGACGACGAGGGCGGCGATGTACTGGTTCCGATCTGCTACGACCGCGCCTATAAGGTACACGCGCTATACGAAGCCCTGCCGCTGATCGAGCGGCGCGTGATCCAGGCTGAATACACCAGGCGGCGCGAATACGGCGATATGACCATCAAGGAGCGGCAGGAGGCAGCGAGCCAGCTCATCGGCATTCCGGCGGCCTATTACAAGATCGCGCTGGGCAGTTTCAAGATTCAGGTGTGGAGGATGTTTGAATGAAGTACGCGCGGGAGATCTTGGGTTTGATGCGGCCGTATCCTGGGCGGCAGTTCAGAATGGCCGAATTGGTCAGGGGCGTAAATCCCATGGCGGAAGGGGCCGAGCGTCAGCGGATTCGGAACGGTGTGTTGCGCGTGTTGGCTGAGCTCGAGCAAAACGGCTCAATCACACGGGTGGGGCCAGCCCAGGCGCGAGGTGGGTATGCTCTCTACTCGTGGAAAGTGCCACATGAGGTTTATCAAAAGTGCCACCTAGAGTGCCATAATTCTCGCAGGACAATTGCGCCCTGAAGAAACGCAGCCCGCTAGCCGAAAGGTTCGCGGGCTTTTTTGCGTCTGCGCTTGTCCCTTAAAGCTGACTCAGATCAGCGATGCCCGCATTCATGGGCTTTTATCCTGAGAGGTGCGATATGGATTTGACTCAAGTGCAAGATATGGTCTCGCTGGCCGGTGATCGGCTCGTGACCGACTCCCGCCGCGTGGCCGAGAAATTCAAAAAGCGGCACCGTGATGTGCTGCGCGCTATTCGGGTACTGGAATGTAGTGCTGACTTCAGGGCGCGCAATTTTGCGCAGTGCTTTGAAATCAACGACTTAGCGAACGGAAAGCCCGAGCCGGACGTCCAGATGACCAAGGACGGATTTATGTTCCTGGTGATGTGCTGCGCGACCCGCGCAGCCGCCGCCGTCAAGGAGTCGTTCATCGAGGCGTTTAACTCGATGGCCGAGTACATCCGGTCGGGCCGGGAGGGGCTGTGGCAGCAGATGCACGCCTTGCTGGCTACCGATGCAGACTCCAAGGCTCGCGCCTCGGTGGGTTCCCGGCTGATGCTGGATCGTAAGCGAGAAAAGCCCTTGCTTGAACAGCGATTTGCCGATCTGATGGCCCGCATCCAGCACCCGTTACGGCTCGCATAGATTTACCCGCCTCTCATGGGTTTGCCCGCCACGTGCGGGCTTTTTTATTTCCACTCCGCTTTGAGGTGTGAAACATGGACTCGCTCAGTCTAGTTGGCGTTGCCAGTGAAATGCACTTCGATCTGTTTGACGATGGCATCGACCTGCCTACTGAGGAGATTGAGGCTCTGTGGCACACGGCGGCTGATCGGGCACAGATGAAGATCGAGGGCGATGACCTGCCGATTGTGCTGGTGTACATGGCGCTGGCGAACTTTAGTGATGCGATGGCTGATCGGCTTGGTCATAAGGTGGGCGACGCGGATTTTGCGTTCCAGTGGGCAAGTGGCTTGCCGAACTTTGACCGCGGCTGCCGCGACTTGGCAATTTTCACGGCCCACGCTATGGCTGACATGAAGGATGCAGGCGATCAACTCGCTGCGCTGCGGCAAACAATTCACTGACCCGGCCAAGCGCCAGGTTTTTATTTGGAGCATTACGTATGGCGCTGACAGCAAAGCAGCGCCGCTTCGTGGATGAGTACCTCGTTGATCTCAACGCCACGCAAGCGGCGATCAGGGCGGGGTATAGCAAAAAAACCGCAAGGCAGATAGGTGAAGAGAACCTGTCAAAACCTGACATCGCCAAGGCGGTTCAGGAGGCCCAGGCGGCTCGCTCCAAGCGCACCGAAATCACTCAGGACATGGTGCTGCGCGAGCTGGCCAAGATCGGCTTTGCGGACATTCGTAAGGTCGTCAATTGGGGCAGCACGACGCTACAGGCGGGCGTCGATGATGACGGCAACCCTACGACCGAGGTGCACCATGGCCTGGTCTTGGTTGCATCCAATGAAATTGACGACGCGACGGCTGCCGCCATTTCCGAGGTGTCGGAAGGGCGCGAGGGGCTGAAGGTCAAGTTCCACGACAAGAAAGGCGCACTGGTGGATATTGGGCGCCACCTTGGCATGTTCAAGGATCGGGTGGAGCATTCCGGCCCTGGTGGCGGGCCAATCAAATCGATATCGGCCGTGGCTGCCACCCCGGAAGAAGCGGCCAAGATATATCAGCAAATGATGAGCGCCTAACATGCCGATTCCTTTCCCATTCGACTTCAAGAGCCCTGATTACAAGGCTGTCTTCGAGTGGCGGATAGAGAGGCTAAACCGTATCAGGGCGAATCCTGCATGCTTGCCTGCCATGAAGGCTTACTACAAGAGCCATCCTGCGCAGTTCATTATCGACTGGGGCATGACGCTGGACCCGCGAAATGTTGAGCGGGGGCTGCCATCGTCTGTGCCGTTCCTGCTGTTCCCCAGGCAAGAGGAATGGGTGTATTGGTTCATGGAGCGTTGGAAGCGCCAAGAGCCTGGAATCACCGAAAAGACCCGCGACATGGGCATGTCCTGGCTGACCATTGGCCTGGCCTGCACGCTGTGCCTGCACAACAACGGCATGGTGCTGGGCTTTGGGTCGCGCAAGGAAGAATACGTAGACAAGATCGGCTCGCCTAAGTCGCTGTTTGACAAGGCGCGCACGTTTATGCGGATGCTGCCTGCCGAATTCAGGGGTGGCTGGGATTCCGGGAAGCATGCGCCGCACATGCGTATCATCTTCCCGGAATCTGACTCCATCATCACCGGGGAATCTGGGGATGGCATCGGCCGAGGCGATCGCACCAGCGCCTATTTCGTAGACGAATCGGCGTTCCTGGAACGCCCACAACTGACCGACGCATCGTTGTCGCAGACGACGAACTGCCGCCAGGACATCTCTACCCCCAACGGTATGGGCAATCCGTTTGCTCAAAAGCGCCATAGCGGCCGTGTGCCGGTGTTTACGTTCCACTGGCGAGATGATCCGCGCAAGGATGATGCATGGTACGCCAAGCAGGTTGAGGAACTTGACACCGTGACGGTGGCTCAGGAAATCGACATCAACTACGCGGCTTCTGTTGAGGGGGTGGTTATCCCATCTGCCTGGGTGCAAGCTGCTATCGGAGCACACCAGAAGCTAGGCATTGACCCTAGCGGGCGTAAGTACGCCGGTCTAGACGTGGCTGACGAGGGCACCGACGCAAACGCCTATGCGATGCGTCACGGGGTACTGCTGGCCAACCTCGACATGTGGTCAGGCAAGGACAGCGACATTTACAAGACGGTCGTCAAGGCCTTCGGACTGTGCGAGGCGGACGGCCTGAATGCGCTGGATTACGACGCTGACGGCCTTGGCGCTGGGGTGCGTGGGGATGCTGCTGAGATCAACCGGCAGCGCAGGGCTGCGAATCGGCCGCCTATCCATGCCAACCCCTTCAGGGGATCTGGAGAGGTGTACGACCCAGATGGCGAGATGGTGCCAAAGCGCAAAAACAAAGACTTCTTCGCCAATGCCAAGGCTCAAGCCTGGTGGGCGCTGCGTCTGCGCTTCCAGGCTACGCACCGCGCCGTGGTTGAGGGGCAGGAATACAAGCCGGACGAGATCATCTCGATTTCGCCTGACTTGAAGCACCTGACACAGCTCACGATGGAACTGTCGCAGCCAACCTACACGGTCAACACGGTTGGCAAGATCGTTATCGACAAAAGGCCAGATGGCACCAAATCCCCCAACTTGGCGGACGCGGTGATGATCTGCTACCAACCCGCAACCCGCGCCCTGAGCGTGTGGGAGGCGCTAGCGAAATAAGGGAAGACGGATGAATCGCAAACAACGAAAGGCGATGGCGCGCCAGGCATCTGCTGCGCCTAAGCCTACCCGCGACTCGTTTGTCAACTTTGAATCGCGTGTCGGCATCCAGGCCGCAAACCAAAGCAAAGCCGGTCATTACACCTTTGATTACGTCACCCGAAACCGCATTCAGATGGAGGCGGCTTACCGGTCGTCTTGGGTGTGCGGTATCGCTGTAGATGCTGTAGCGGAGGACATGACCCGTGCTGGCATTGACATCCATTCGGATCGCCGGCCGGAAGACATCGAGAAGTTGAACAGCGCGATGGAGCGCTTCCAGATCTGGAATCAGCTTTGCGATACGGCCAAGTGGGCGCGTCTGTATGGCGGTGCGATCTGCGTGATGCTGATCGACGGCCAGGACGTTAAGACGCCGCTCAACCTTGATACGGTAGGCCCTGGCCAGTTTAAGGGCCTCCTAGTCCTTGACCGCTGGCTGGTTCAGCCTTCGCTACAAGACCTAGTGACAGAATATGGGCCAGACATGGGTAAGCCAAAGTATTACCACGTCTTGGCCGATGCTCAGGCTTTGATCAACCAGACTATCCACTATACCCGCGTGATCCGCATGGATGGCGTGGAGCTTCCCTACTGGCAGCGCATCGCCGAGAACCTGTGGGGCCAGTCAGTCCTGGAGCGCCTGTGGGATCGCCTGTTGGCGTTCGACAGCACGACCCAAGGTACGGCCCAACTCGTCTACAAAGCCCATCTGCGCACATACAAAGTAGAGGGGCTGCGCGAGATCATCGCGGCGGGCGGCCAGGACAGCGGCAACCTTGCATACATGGGCTTGCTGGGTCAGATCGACATGATCCGGCGCTTCCAGTCTAACGAGGGGATGACCCTCATGGACGCGAAAGACACGTTTGAGGCGCATCAGTACTCGTTTACTGGCCTGGATAACGTGCTGCTCCAGATGGGTCAGCAGATATCAGGGGCCACGCAGATTCCCATGGTGCGCCTCTTTGGGCAGGCTCCGGCAGGTCTTAGCGGAAACCACGATGGAGAGCTGCGCAACTACTACGACCAGGTGAGCCAGCACCAAGACCGCAAGCTAAGGCCCGGTCTAACCACGTTGCTGGATGTGATCCACCGGTCTGAGCTCGGCTCGGCCCCTGATGAAAATTTCTCGTTTGAGTTCCGCCCTCTTTGGCAGCTAAGCGACACCGAGAAGGCAGAGATCGCCGAGAAGATCACAAATACTGTGGCAACCGGCTTGGATGCTGGTTTGGTTACGCAGAAGACAGCGCTGTCGGAGCTGCGTAATGCAAGCCATGTTTCCGGCGTTTGGTCCAAGATCACCGACGAGGACATTGAGTCCGCCAACGATGACCCACCTGACCCGGGAGAAATGAATGTACCTGGCTCAGAGATTGGCAAGCCGGGCCAAGACCCGAACGCTCGACAAGAGGCACCGGCGTAACCCTGTGCCAACCAGGAAGGCTGAGAATTCCTTTGCCTTCCAACTGCGTAAGGTCGCTCGGCACATCGGGGAGATCATCAACGGCTTCCCCGCTGGAGACCCTCAGTATCTGCCGTCGATTGACGACATGCTGCGGCGATATTCGGACGCGCTGACGGCTTGGGCCACGGTCACGTCTCAGAAGATGTTGCTAGACGTTGACCGACGCGACAAGCAGACGTATTTCGAGAAAGCCAAGGAGATGTCCAAGGCTCTGGCAGATGAAATCCGGAATGCCCCGACGGGCGAGGTCATGAGGGGCTTGCTGGCGGAGCAGGTTGGCCTCATCAAGAGCCTGCCGCTAGACGCCGCTAAGCGCGTGCATGAGCTGACGCTCAAGGGGTTGGAAGACAGCACCAGGGCGTCAGAGATAGTGAAGGAGATTCAGCGATCCGGCGAGGTTTCCGAAAGCCGAGCAACGCTGATTGCACGCACGGAAGTTGCTCGTACTGCTGCCCACCTTACCCAAGCTCGGGCGCAGTACATCGGCAGTACGCATTACATATGGCGAACTTTAGGCGATTCGGATGTAAGGCCCGGGCATAAAGCCATGAATGGCAAGGTGTGCGCCTGGAGCGACCCACCTCTCGTAAATGAGGGCACTCCAGCGGCGCCAAATTGGATAGCGCACCACCCGGGGGAGATATGGAACTGTCGCTGCTATGCGGAGCCGATTATCCCCGACCTTTAAATTTGGCTGGGGAGCATTCTTAATTGGAGCTAGGCAAACAATGTCGATAAAGACAAACGACAAGACGCCGATGCCTTTTTATACGGTGCAGAAACTTGGTGAAAAGCAGGAGCTTACCAACGAAGGCTTCTTACTCTGCCGGGATGTGCCTATCGCACGTATCGGTGAGCTCCTATACGCCGATGGTGAGGTGCCTGTAGAGGCAACCCCAGACGGTCTCATAAAGATCAACCGCAGCCCAGAAGAAGTATTTCGACCGGAAACGATTGCCAGCTTTGAAGGAAAGCCGGTCACCCTGGATCACCCAGACGACTTTGTGACGCCTGAGACATGGCGCCAGCTTGCGGTGGGTACGGTGCAGAACGTGCGCCAGGGTCAAGGCATCGAGAACGATTACCTGTTTGCGGATCTGTTGATCACCGATGCGCAAGCTATTGAGGACATCCGGTCGGGCCTGCGGGAAGTTTCCTGCGGCTACGAGGCGGATTACGAGCAGGTAGAACCCGGGCGCGGGGAGCAGCGCAACATCATCGGCAACCATGTTGCCCTCGTGGAGCGTGGCCGATGCGGGCCTCGTTGCGCAATCGGAGATAAGGAACCGAGTATGAAAAAGAAGACCCTCGTGCAGCGGCTCTGGGGCGCCTTTGGCACCCGGGACGCCGCGGCAATGACAGAAGCCATGGAAGAGCTGGAAACCATGGACGAGTCCGAAGAGAGAAAGGACCAGAAGGAAGCAAAGGATGAGTCGGAGGAAAAGGTTGACAACGACCTGGACCGCGACATCTTGGCCCGCATGGATCGTCTGGAGGCTATGGTCGCCAAGCTAGTGGATGGCGCGACCGACAAAGAAAAGAACGACGACGAGGAAAAGACGAAAGACACAATCCTCAACGCCGAAGAGGGCGAGCACAACACCGAGGCCAAAGGCGAAGCCTATACCGGCGACAGCCTGCGGAAGCTGGCTGAACGTGCCGAGATCCTGGCGCCTGGCTTCAAGCTGCCGACCTTCGATGCTGCCAAGGGCATGACCGCCGATGCGGCTTGCTCTTGCCAACGCAAAGCCCTGGCCGCCGCCTACGACACGGAAGCAGGCCGAAAGGCTATCGAGCCCTTCCTGGGAGGGAAAACTGCCGACTTCGCTGGCATGAAGCCCGAGCAAGTGGTAGCGATCTTCGCAGGCGCCGCCGAGGTCCGCCGAATGCAGAACAACGCCGCTGGCATCCGATCCGGCATCACCACTCGGGACTTTGGTGGGCCGGTGACGGCTGCCGAAATCAACGCGCGTAACCGCGCTCATTGGGACGGCCGTTCGGCCAAATAACTGAGGACCAAAGAATGGCCACCAACGCAATTCTCTACCGCATGCCCTACGGCATCCCGGGCGACGTTACGCGCCAATCGCAATCAACGATTGAGCCGCAACTGTTCAACCCGGCCGCCACCTTTCCCGCCTATGGCCTGTTTGGCAAGATCGACAACGGCCGGTTCGTGCCGATTGGCGCGGGTGACGCTGCCGCCGCCGTCTATGGCTTGCTGGTTCGCCCCTTCCCGACGCAATCGGCCTCCACTGCTATGGGCATTGCCCAGCCGCCCGCCACTGGCCCGGCCGACGTCCTGCGCCGGGGATACGCCGCTGTCAAGCTGCGCGGTTCGGCTGCTGCCGCCCTGAATGGCCAGGTCTATGTGCGTGTCGCAAACGAAACAGCCGACCAGCCCATCGGTGGCATCGAGGCCGCTGCGGATAGCACCAACACTATCGAAGTTGCCAGCTGCATTTTCATGTCCGCCGCTGACGCGGACGGCAACGTGGAAATCTCGTTCAAGGTCTAACCGACCGCAACGCACAAAGAGCCCGCTTCGGCGGGTTTTTTTACGCCCATAGGAAGGGAAAATGAAAAAATCCAACATCATTCGTGCGTATACGCGTGACGGTCTGATGACCTTCGATCAGCGCACGATCGACAGCGCTGGCGCTTTTTTGGTCGGCGAACTGGAACGCCTGGACCAGAACCTGCACGCCCCGCTGGCTGCGGTGACCTGGAGCCGTGACATCGACCTGCGCGAGGATGTGTCAGTGGCCGATGAGTTCTCGTCGTTTACGAACTCCAGCTTTGCGGCTGCTTCGGGAACCGGCCTGAGCGGCAAGGCGTGGATTGGCAAAGAAGCCAACGCCATCACTGGTATCGGTTTGGACATCGGCAAGACCGCACAAGCGTTGTCCTTGTGGGGAATGCAACTGGGCTGGACGCTGCCCGAACTGGAATCGGCGCAGAAGCTGGGCCGCCCGGTTGATCAGCAAAAGTACGCGGGCATGCAGCTCAAGTACAACATGGACATTGATGAGCAGGTCTACATTGGTGATGTCGGCTTGGGTCAAACTGGCCTGGTGAACGGCGCTGCCGTTACCAATGTGGCCAACGCCACCACTGGCAACTGGGCTACTGCTACCGCTGCCCAGATCCTGGCCGATGTCAACGAACTGCTGAGCAGCGTTTGGGCGGCTTCGGCCTATGCTGTGATGCCGTCACGCCTGCTGATCGATCCCACCAACTACGGCCGCCTGGTGTCCACCATCGTCTCCAGCGCTGGTAACATCAGCATCCTGGAATTCCTGAAGGTCAACAGCCTGAGCAATGCCGTCAACGGGCGCCCGCTGGACATTCAGCCGCTCAAGTGGCTGGTAGGTCGCGGCACGAGCAACACCAACCGCATGGTTGCGTACACGAAAGAAATGGATCGTGTGCGCTTCCCTCTGGTTCCGCTGCAACGCACCCCGCTGGAATACCGCGATCTGCGTCAACTGACTACCTACTTCGGTCGTCTGGGTGCCGTGGAATTCGTGTACCCGGAAACGGTCGGTTACCGCGACGGCATCTAAGGAGGATGGGATGGCTAAGGTACGAGTTATCAAGGCCTTCCGCCTCAATGCCCCTGATGGGCGCCAACTGGAGTTCCAGAAAGGCGTCCAGCAGATCGATGATGGTCTGGTGAACCATTGGTTCGTCCAGGCGCATATCGAGGCGGAAAAGGTTCAGGAAGCCAAGCCGGAGGCCCGACGCCCGGGTCGGCCGCCCAAAGACGAAAGCGAGTAACCCATGGATCTAGCAGCCTTTCGCGCAGACTTTCCGGAGTTTGCTGATACTGCCCGGTATACGGATAGCCAGTTGACTCTTTGGAGCACGATGGCTGAGGCGATGCTAAACCAAAGCCGCTGGGGAACTCTCTGGCCGTTAGGGGTGAAGCTATACACCGCTCACCATCTAGCGATTGCCGTCAGGAATCAGCAAGCTTCAGCGGCGGGCGGAATCCCCGGTCAAGTGACAGGTCCGCAAAGCTCCAAATCGGTAGATAAGGTCAGTGTGAGCTACGACACCGGTTCGGCGGCCAACCCGGATGCGACATTCTGGAATCTAACCACCTACGGTATCGAACTGTGGCGTCTGATCCAGATGTTTGGCGCCGGTGGCGTTCAGCTATGAGGTGATCCATGGGCGTTGAGATGAGGGTTGATCGTCTTCAGGACATCATCAAGACGCTGCATTCGATTGCCCAAAAGGACGTGCTTGTAGGCGTTCCCGATAGCTCGCCAGAGCGTGATGACGATGCAGAGTATTCGAATGCTCAGATCGGCTACATCAACGAGTTCGGCTCTCCTCCAAATAATATCCCGGCGCGCCCTCACCTGATTCCAGGCGTAGAGGCGATCCAGGATCAGGCCGCTGGCATCCTCAAGCGTGGTGGCCAACGTGCCTTGGATGGTGACGCACAGGCTGTGGATCAATCCTTGCATGCAGCCGGTCTGCTGGCTGTGAATTCGGTGCGCAAGACCATCCAGGAGGGAGATTTCCCCCCGCTGGCGCCATATACGCTCCAGAAACGCCGGGAAGCCGGAAGGACGGGCGATAAGCCGCTGTTGGATACCGGTCAATATCGGAACTCGCAGACCTACGTGGTCAGGAAAAAGGACAAATAGCCATGCCTCTACTCGACGTTACAGAGGTGCTGCTGGATCCGGATTTCCTTGACACCACGCTGACTTGTACCCGGCAGACTCAGACCGTGAATCAGTATGGTGAAGCAGTCAACGCGCAACAGGTCATCCCCTTTTCTGGGGTGGTAACCAGCGATCAAGGCGATATCCTCGACCGGATTGCAGAAGGCAGCCGCATCAAGGGCTCCATCCTGATATGTACCAAGTTCACCCTCATCCCCGGTACCGCTGGTCGTGACGCTGACCTTGTGACATGGCAGGGTCGGCAATACACGGTGTCGAACGTCAACGACTACACAACCTATGGTCCTGGCTTCGTAGAGGCGCTATGCGACCTCATTCCGTTGAAGGGGTAAGGCATGGCCAATACATCAGCGACCGGGGGTTATCTCGCTCCCGTAGCGCCTACGCCGCCAACCCAGGACCAGCAGCTTGACCGGCTGTTGCAGGCCTATTTAAAGGGTCTGACCGGGATCGACGGGCAGTACGTGCGTCCGAGGTGGCAACCGACTGTGCCTAAGCAGCCCGAGCAGAATGTTGATTGGGTGGCGTTCGGCGTCATGGAAACGCTGTCCGAGGACTTCCCGACGATCCGGCATAACGGCACCGGGGATGGCTCCGGCACGCTTCAGAGGCAGCAGGAATTGCGGGTTCTGTGTTCGTTCTACGGGCCGAACTCCATGCAGTACGCAGATATGGCGCGAGACGGCGCTTACGTGCAGCAGAACAACGAAACGCTGAAGCGTGCTGGGCTGACGCTCATCGAGTCTGGCCCTTTGCGCCAGGCCGCCGATTTCTACAACCAGCAGTGGATCAGGCGGTGGGATCTGTCCTTCAGGTTCCGGCGCATGATCGTTCGCACCTACCCGGTGCTGAACATCCTGGAAGCTCAGGGCGATATAGAGGCAGACAACGGGTTGACGAATTCAATCAACGTCCCTTAGCCCGAACAAACACAACCAAGGCCCGCTTATAGCGGGCTTTTTCTTTTCTGGAGTATTCCATGGCTCAAGGATTGCCCGTCAGCGACGTAGTGAACGTGCAGATAGTCATGTCCCCGCTGGCTGCTGCTACTCGGGACTTCGGCGCCCTGATGATTGTCGGCACATCTTCCGTGATTGACGTTCAGGAGCGCATCCGCCAGTACAGCGACATTGATGGTGTGGCAAACGACTTTGGCGCGACTGCGGCCGAATACCTGGCCGCCAATCTGTTCTTCTCGCAATCGCCCCAGCCGTCGATTTTGTACATCGGCCGCTGGGCGCAAACCGCGACTGCGGGCCTTCTGCGTGGCGCGATACTTGCCAATGGGCAACAGGCAATGTCGAACTTCACGAGCGTTACCGATGGCTCAATGAAGATTACTGTTGATGGCGTTGAAAAAACCATCACTGGCGCTGACTTTTCGGCTGAGACGAACCTGAACGGTGTCGCCTCAGAGATCAATTCCTTGCTGACGGGCGCTGTTGTAACGTGGGATGGGGCAAGCGACAGGTTTATCGTCACGAGTTCCACCACTGGCGCGTCTTCTTCGGTGGGCTATGCAACTGCGAACACGACCGGCACTGATATTTCCGGCCTTCTTGGCCTGACGCAAGCACAATCTGCCGTGCCCGTGCCTGGCGTTGCTGCTGAGACGATGCTGGAGGCGTATCAGGCCCTAGGCAATGCATCGACGGCGTGGTATGGGTCGATGACCGCGACCACGGCAACGATAACCGATGACGATCATCTGGCGGTTGCCGCCTATATCGAGTCGGCCAGCCCGACCCGTATCTACGGTGTCACGTCGCAAAGCACTGCAATCCTGGATGGAACGCTGTCCACGGATATCGCCAGTAAGCTGAAAGCGGCTAAGCTGAAGCGCACGTTCATTCAGTACTCGTCCAGCTCGCCCTATGCGTCAGCCTCGCTGTACGGGCGTGCGTTTACGGTCAACTTCCAGGGCAACAACACGGTCATTACGCTCAAGTTCAAGCAAGAGCCGGCCGTGGGTGCCGAGAACCTGACTGCTTCCCAGGCGGCTGCCCTGACAGCGAAGAACTGCAACGTCTTTGTCAACTACAACAACACGGCAATCATCCAGCAAGGCGTTATGGCCAACGGGTACTTCTTCGACGAAGTGCATGGCACGGACTGGTTGCAAAACGACGTGCAAACGGCGGTCTACAACCTGCTTTACACCAGCACGACCAGGATTCCTCAGACGGACGGCGGCATCAACCAGATCGTTAATACGATCAACTCGCGCATGGACCAAGCTGTCGCCAACGGCCTGGTCGCGCCTGGTCAATGGAACGCTGATGGCTTCGGCGCCTTGAATCGTGGAGATTATCTACCGGCCGGCTACTACACCTATGCGCCGCCCGTCGCTACGCAATCGCAAGCCGACCGAGAGGCCCGCAAGTCGCCCGTGATTCAGTGCGCGATCAAGTTGGCCGGTGCGGTTCACTTCGTCAATATCATCATCAACGTCAATCGCTAAGGGGTAGCAGATGACTCAGGCATATAGCTTCATTGATGTCAACGCCACCTTGACTGGCCCGACTGGCGTATTCGACCTGGGCTACGGAGCTGGGACGGCAGAGGAAGGGATCACCATCACCCCAGTCGGTGACAAGAACACCATGACTATTGGTGCCGATGGCGAGTACATGCACTCGCTGCACGCCGACAAGTCTGGAACGGTGACTGTGCGTGTTTTGAAGACAAGCCCGGTCAATGCCAAGTTGCAGCTGGCCTATAACGCGCAGACGGCCAGCTCGTTGCTGCACGGTCAGAACATCATCACCGTGTCGATCACAGGGACCGGTGAGCAGGTGGTGTGCCGTGGCGTGGCCTTCAAGCGCCAACCGGAAGCTGTATACGCCAAAGAAGGCCAGATTGTTGAATGGACGTTCGACGCTGGGAAGATCGATAAGACGCAGGGGGTTTTCTAAATGAGTGACTTTGAATACGGCGGTCACCAGTACAGCATTGGCAAGCTGAGCGCCTTCAAGCAATTGCATGTCGCCCGGCGGGTGGCACCGATCCTGACTGGGTTGGCCGATATGGCAATGGCATCTGAAGGGAAAACGCTTGACTTCAAACAGGCCGTGGAGCCCATGGTTCTCGCGGTATCCAAGTTGTCTGACGAGGATACCGAACTGATCATCGGTACCTGCCTGGGGGTTGTCTCGCGCAAGACTGGGAATAAGACTGCGGCCCCAGTGTTCAGCTCTGGCAACTGCATGTTCGATGACATCGATATGGTGGGACTGCTTCGCCTGACTGCCGAGGTCATCAAGGTCAACTTGGGAAATACTTTCAGCGCACTCCTTACCGCCGGCCAGTAATTGCTGGCTATGGGGTGCGCGTCGAGACGCTTCCGGGCGGCGAGGATTGGCTTTTGAGGCCAGTTCTCGAAGGGATATGCAGGTACGAGAGCCTGAAAGATGGCACTTTGGATCTCGCCGACGTGTCACTCATGAATGACGCCCTTGATGTCAGGGCAGAAAATTTAGATAGAGCGAGGCAACGGCATGGCTGACCAGAATATTATCCGCGAGTTTCTGGTTAGCTTGGGCTGGAAGATCGACGACAAGGGTGAGCGCCGTTTTGTTGAAACGGTCGAGAAGTCAACCAAGCGCGTTATTGCCCTGGGTACGGCCGCAACCGCAGCTGCAGCGGCGGTTGTTGCTGCTACTGCAAAGATGGCGGCGGGGCTGGAGGAGATTTACTACACTTCCCAGCGCACAAAAACATCCTCGCAGAATATTCTGGCTTTGGGGTTCGCCGCCGGCCAGGCTGGGTCGTCAGCGAATGCCCTGCGTGGTTCGCTGGAAAACCTTGCGCGCTTGATCCGTAGCGCGCCTGGTTCGGAGAACTTGATTCAAAGCATCGGGGTGCAGACCCGCGATGCAAACGGGCAGCTCAAGGACACCGGGGAGGTCCTGACCGATCTTGGGGAGCGTCTGAAGGCGATGCCCTACTATCGGGCAAAGGCTTACGCGGACGTTCTGGGTATCGATGAAAATACCCTGATGGCCTTGCAGCGCGGCCTGGGCGAGTTCAGCGCCGAGTATCAGGCGATGCTTAAGGATGCGGGCCTTGACGCTGAAGAGGCGTCCAAGGACAGCAAGGAGTTCATGAACCAGTTGCGCCTCTTGGGCGCGACGTTTGACATTCTGTCCAAGAAGGCCGGCACGAGTCTGCTGAAGGGCCTGGGCGATATCGTTCAGCGATTCCAGAGGCTCGTGCGCGAGAACTTTCAAGAGATCAACGAGATTATTGTTCTTCTCGGGGATACGGCGGGCGGTTTCTTGAACTTGCTTGGCCGGATTGGGACTGCAATAGGGCCATATGTCCGCGATGCAGTTAAGTACATCAAGGAATTCGGCGAAGAGGCCGATAAGGCATTCGGCCATCTGGATTTATCGGATGCAGCCGCCCAGTTCAAGCGGCTTGGCGATGCAACCCAGGATGTTTGGCGGGTCATTGAGCCTATCTTCAAGAAATTGGGGATGGGCAACCTAGACAAGTTCTTGCAGTCTACGGTGGACGAGGCAGGGGATTTGGCTGGGATTGGTGCTGCGTTGCTGAAGGGCGATCTGGCAGGCGCAAAGGCTGTCATTGATCAGCGCAAAGCACGCCAAGCGGCGAGACCGGCTGGTGATGGATATTCACCTTCTTCAAAAGACCCCCGGGGCATTCGCAATAACAACCCTGGCAATCTGGTTTATGTAGGGCAGGCGGGAGCAAGCAAAGAAGCCAACGGCCGATTTGCTACGTTTTCCAGTGCTCAAGAGGGGTTGAATGCACTGGCCGCGCAGTTGCGACGCTATGGCCAGCGCGGGCTGAACAGCATTCAGTCGATTGTCAACACCTATGCCCCCGCCAGCGAGAATGATACCGGCGCCTACGCCAATTATCTGGCGCAGAAGATGGGTATCGGCACGAGCACAAAATTCGACGTTAATTCCGATCCCTCTGCGCTAGCTGCACTTATCCGAGGCGTTGTGGAGTACGAGAACGGACGCAACCCTTACAGCAACGACATGATCGCGCAGGCTGCTGGAATGTCTACGGTAAACCTTACTCAAAACGTGCAAATTAGCGTGGCTGGCACGGAAGACCCTTATGCCACTGCTAACGAGGTGGCGCGGCAGCAGCGGGCTATCGGGTCGGATGCAATCCGGAATTTAAGAGGGGCAACGCGATGATGGTTGGTGACGTTCTAAGCTCAATCTTTATCCGGCGCAAGCGATCTATTGCAGATGTAATCCCGGATGTGGCAGTGGAAGAGATTCACAGTGACGACTTAATCGTCACGGACCATCCTGTGGAGCAAGGGGCTTCGATTTCGGATCATGCATTCAAGAAACCGGCTGAAGTGGCACTGCGGTATGGGTGGTCCAACAGCTCAGCAGTCAATAACGTAATGCGGGGCGGCCTTACAGTTTCGGTTGAAGATGTCTACCAAAAGTTACTGGCTTTACAGGAGTCGAGGGAGCCTTTCGATCTGATCACTGGTAAGCGTGCTTACAACAACATGCTTATCGTCAGTTTGAAAGTTGAGACGAACATTATCACTAACGATGTTCTGTATATCTCGGCTATCTGCCGTCAGATCATCACTGTGCCGACATATTTGACGGCAGCGGCACCTCACGAGGATCAATCTAATCCTGAAGTAACAGGAAATGTGGAGGTATTTCCTATTGAGCAGCCGCAGCCGCTTCTGGCCATTCCTGATGGAATTAATGCTGTCGAAGGGCTGCCGGGTAGCAAGTCATGAACGTCTTCAAAATACCATTAGCTAACCGTGCTCAGACTTTCCCGATTGTTCTGTCGAATGTGGAATACCGATTCCGTATCGTATGGCGCGATCCGCAGGGTTGGGTTTTGGATATCTTGGATAGCCTTAACAACCCAATTCTTTGCGGCATGCCGCTTATCCCGGGCGTAAATCTTCTTCGGCAGTTCGACTACCTTGGAATCGGTGGCGGGCTGGTTGTGCTCACTGATGGGGCTGCTCTGATCTACCCGACTTACGATGGTCTTGGCAAAGAATCATTGATGTATTACGTAACGGAGTAGGCGATGGCGATTCAATGGCTGCGTAAGTCCGCCCTTGCGCTGGAGAATGCGTCCGGAGACCAGTTGGACATCTCTGAGCTTCACTTCAAGTTTGTGATATCGGCTGCTGATGTGCAAACCCCTGCCGCAGCTCAAATTAGAGTTTACAACTTGAGCGATAACACCGCTCAGCGGATCCAGAAAGAGTTTGCCAAGGTTACTTTGCGGGCCGGGTACGAGGGCAATTTCGGGACAATCTTTTCTGGAGATGTAAAACAAATCCGTCGCGGCAAAGAAACTTCGATAGACAAGTATCTGGATATCACCGCCGCTAATGGCGATATGGCTTACAACTTCGCTGTCGCCAACTTTACGCTTGCAGCTGGCTGGACGGCAGCGGAATTGTACAACGCACTTCTGCAAGAACTCTCTTTGTACGGGGTTACGGCAGGTTATGCGCCACCGTTTCCAGCCACCGTGTACCCGCGAGCCACATCTTTCTATGGAATGGTGCGGGATCGCTTGAGGGAATTGGCTGAGATGGTTGGATGCTCTTGGTCTATCCATGACAACCGGCTGTATCTCATACCGATTTCTGGGTATATCCCAGGGGATACCGTTGTCTTGACATCCAAGACCGGGCTGATCGGGTTTCCTGAGCAGACCATCAACGGGATTCATGTCAGATGCTTGTTAAACCCTAACATCTTCATTGGGCGCGGCATTCAGATCAACAACGGGAGTGTTCAGGAGGCACAGATTAACGTTGCCTATACCGCTTTTAATTACTTCCCCAGTATTGCTCAGGATGGGAAATACAAGGCTCTAGCGGTTACACACATCGGCGATACGCGCGGCCAGTCTTGGTACACCGATTCAATCTGCCAAGCAATTGATGGAACAGCCCCGATGAGCAGGTCAATTCTTACGGTGGTGCCGAATAATGGATAGACGAGAGCGCTGGAACGATCCAGAGGAGGCTATTCGAGCTGCTTTGGAGGCACGTCAATCGGGCGTGCAAACTGCTATCCCGGCAATCGTGGTTTCCTTCGACCCAGAAACTGTGACGTTGGCAGCTCAGCCGGTAGTGCAGGGGACTGTACAGGCAGCCACGGGCGCTTATTCAACGGTCAATCTGCCAGTGCTACAGGACGTTCCAGTAGCGTTTCCTCGTGGCGGGGGATGCACTCTGACCTTCCCCATCTCTGCCGGTGATGAAGTTTTGCTTGTTTTCTCTAGCCGATGCATTGATGGCTGGTGGCAAACAGGGCAAGTCGGTCCGGCGATGGACGCCAGAATGCACAGCCTTAGTGACGCCATTGCAATACCGGGTCTGTTTTCGCAAGTGACCAAAATAAACGGTATTAGCACCAATTCAGCCCAGTTAAGGAGCAACGATGGCCTTACCTTCATCGAGCTTGATCCAACAACTGGGAAGGTAAAAATTGTGGCGCCGGGTGGATTTGACGTCCAAGCTCCGCAGTCAAATTTTTCTGGCGAGGTCCTTGTGAATGGTCTGTTGACCTACGTTGCCGGTTTGATCGGCAGCGGTGGGGCAGGAAGTGCTGCAGAAATTACCGGTATTTTTAACGTGGTTGGGCAGATCATCGCAAACGGTAAACGCGTAGACGACACTCACCGCCATTCTGGAGTCCAGCCCGGGGCTAGCAATTCCGGGGAAGTTGTATGAGGTGGAAATGCGCTATCGAAAATTGGATGAGGCTGGTGATTATATTTTTGGGAATGGTCAGGCAGATTTATACAGAGACGTACCTGAAGCCCCGGCACAGGCGGTTGGAACCAGATTAAGGTTATGGACAAATGAATGGTTTGCGAATACGGCTGCCGGGACTCCATACCTGCCATTTATTTTGGGCCGAAATACGGATAGCAGCTACGACGCGGTTCTGATGGCTCGCATTCTTGAAACGACCGGCGTTCTTAGGGTAGATGCGTATAGAAGCGTTCTGGATCGCGAGGCTCGCAAGCTTTCCGTTACCGCCACGATCACCACTGCGTACGGCCAGATACAGGTTCAACAGACAATATGAGCACTCCAATTACGCCGTATATCGACGAAACCGGGTTTCATGGCCCTACGTATCAAGACGTCGTTGATTACATCAAAAGAAAGTATCGTGAGATTTATGGCAACGACATTTATCTTGAGGAAGACTCCCAGGACGGTCAACTGATCGGAGTTTTTGCCCTTGCTTTCTATGACTGCGTGTCACTTGCCTCTGCAGTTTACAACTCCTTTTCCCCTGGCACCTCTCAAGGGGTTGGATTATCCGCAAATGTGAAGATTAACGGCATCCGGCGGCGTGTAGCCACGAAATCTACAGTAGACCTCACGGTAACTGGACAGGCAGGTACGGTAATCTCAAATGGCCAGGCCCTAGATAACTTTAATAACCGCTGGAGTTTGCCGCCATCTGTGACTATCCCTCTATCTGGCGCAGTCACTGTCACTGCAACTGCGCAAAATTTCGGCGCTATTTCAGCAGTTCCGGGCTCAATTACTCGCATTGGAACGCCCACTAGAGGCTGGCAGTCGGTAACTAACCCGCTTTCCGCTACGCCAGGAGCCGCGGTGGAAACTGACGCCGAGCTGCGGAACAGGCAAACGTTTTCCACTGCTTTGCCGTCGCGATCAGTGCTTGATGGAACCGTTGGTGCTGTTGGGAATGTCAGGGGTGTCACGCGGTTCAAAGGCTATGAGAACGACGCAAATGCTATTTCTGCGGACGGGCTCCCGCCGCACTCTATTGCGATAGTTGCGGAAGGGGGGGATGCTTTCGAGATCGCGCAGGCGATTGCCGTTCATAAAACCCCGGGAACATATACACACGGCAACACTGAGGTGATGGTTTACGACGCGTACGGAGTGCCTAATACCATCCGTTTTTTCCGGCCTAAGGTTGTTTCGATTTCGGTTATCGTTAATATCCAAGCCTTGCAGGGGTATTCAACGCCCTATGGCGATCAGATTAAAGCCGCTGTCGCTTCTTATATAAACGCGCTTGGGATAGGCGCTGACGTACTGTATACGAAGCTGTACACACCGGCAAACCTGCCAGGGCAAGCATCAGGAGAGACGTTCTCCATTACTTCGATCCTTGTAGCTCGCGATAATGCCGCACCTGCAGCTGAGAACGTGGAGATCAGCATCGATGAGTTGCCCGAGTGCGATGCTGCAGGCATAACTCTTAACGTAACAGCGTGAGGGTCCAATGGCTGAAAATAAATACACAGCCAAAATCACGAGCGAACACAGCCAGCGCCCTAAGTTCATGGGAGTTGTTTTTAACAACACACAGCCATTCTGCTCTCTGTTTCATTTCCTCGGCAGCTATACGCAAGCATTTGATCTTGACGCTGCCATAGGAGCCCAGCTAGACCACATTGGTCAATGGATCGGGCGCTCACGGTTCGTTGATATACCGCTCACCGGGCTGTATTTCACCTGGGATGATACGGCTGATGTCGGGTGGTCATCCGGACTTTGGAAAGGCCAATTCGACCCTGAGTCTGGCCTCATTTCTCTCCCGGACGAATCCTATCGAACGCTACTGAAGGCAAAGGTTGCCGCAAATTCTTGGGATGGGAGTATCCCGGGTGCGTATGCGATCTGGGATGCGGCTTTTGGCGGGCAGTCCCACATCATCATCCAAGACAACCAAGACATGTCCATGTCGGTTGCGATTGCCGGCCAGCCTTTGGATATCGTAACTCGCGCACTTCTGACGAATGGCTATCTGCCCTTGAAGCCAGAGGGCGTGCGCATCAATTTTTACATCATTACCCCAGTTGATGGCCAATTGCTGGCTTGGGATGCAGAGAGCACAGCCCTGGCGGGCTGGGACGCCGGGAATTGGGGCATTGAAATAACGACGGGAACGTAAAAATGGCAATTAATCAGCTTCTCCAGTTCGCCACTGCCGACACTAATGTGTTAACGCAGGATGAGTACAGTGCGGACCCGCAGCGCATTTCTGGCAACATCCCGGGGGTTGCTCGTTCAAAATTGGTGAATAAGGCTGCGCGGCAATCTGCCTTTGTGGCAGCAATGATCGGCCAGTATATTTCTGAAAAATCAGGCAAAGATGTCATGGATAATGGTGACATCGACGCCTTGAAGATCAACTTTATCGCCGCTCTGGCTGCCTCCCCAAGCTTTACCGGCACGCCAACCGCTCCAACCGCTGCGCCTGGGACCAATACCACTCAGCTCGCGAACACAGCGTTTGTGCAGACTTCCATTTATCAGGCATTGCCAGCTGGGATCGTAGGATATTTTGCGATGAGCAATGCACCGTTTGGCTGGCTAAAGGCTAATGGAGCGGCCGTGTCTGTTGCTGCTTATGCGGCACTCGCAGCAAATATTTACTGTGGCGACGCTCTAAACGCGACGGCGATCTTCGGGTATCGCTGCACAGACCCAGTTAACCCAACAACGACGCGCAGTACGAGCGGCGCTTATATCGTGTTGCCTGATCTTCGCGGGGAGTTCCCCCGAGGCTGGGATGACGGACGTGGCGTTGACCCGGGGCGCGCATTTGGCAGTGCGCAACAAGATTCTTTGCAAAACGTGACAGGCGCGTTTGGGACTATGGTCGGCGCTGGCGGGTCGATAACAGCCAACGGCGTTTTTTCTATCGCGAACCAATCGACAGGCGTATATGGTTCTGGCGCGTCTGGTTCCGGCGGGTCTGTAAATTTTGATTTGTCCAAAGCCGCAAGAACTGCCGCAGAGACTCGCTCTCGCAACGTCGCGCTACTCGCTTGCATCAAATATTAATGAGAAAAGACATGGAAGCTTCTGGTATTAATTCGGGCAAGGTCGTATCACAGCTTGATGCCGACGGCTGCTATTGCCGTCCGACGGTCGCTGACGAGTCGCCACTTGAGTCTGGCGTGTACCTCATACCTGGTGGGGCTGTGGATATCGCTCCGCCTGAGCTGGTCTCCGGGAAAGCATTCCGGCCGAGAGAGGATCACTCGGGCTGGTTGGCCGTCGATGATAATCGAGGGGCGGTTTTGTATCGGACTAGCGACGGCCAAGCCTACGAGCCAGGACGCCAGCATGGCGAAGATGGCACGTATGCTGGCCTGGGGCCGATCCCGGGGTGGCTTACGACCGAGGCCCGGCCTGATCCATGGAGCGTGTGGAACTCTGGCGCATGGGTTCGCGATGAGGCGGCTTGGCGCGCATCGGTCGTAGCTGGAAATATCGCCAAGAAATCGCAAATGACAGCGGATGCTAACGGGCATATCGCGACACTGCAGGATGCTGTTGACCTAGGCATCGCAACGGAGCAGGAGGTTGCGGCGCTAAAGTTGTGGCGCGTCTATCGGGTCGAGTTGTCGCGTGTTGACGTCTCAGCTGAATCCCCAGTTTGGCCGGTTGAACCGACGGCGTAAGCCAGCTTCTCAAAATACTGTGTCAGCCCGCCCTAGAGCGGGCTTTTTTACGCCCACAAAGAGGCAGCCATGCCACAAAGGACAATCCGAATGAACAATGATGGGCTGAATTTGGCAATCAGCGCGGGGACTGGCGTTGCTGCTTGGCTGGCGACATTTAGCGCGGTAGTGCCCGTATTGTGGGGGGTCTATGTGCTGATCCTGATCGCTATCAAGCTGCCGGAGCTACACGAAAAAAACGCACTGTTCCGCCGAGCCTGCGCATGGGTGGTATCCATTGTGCGCCGGGGTCGCCATGGATAAGGGGAAGATCGCCGCAGGCGTTGTGTCGGCAGCCATCGCCCTGGTGGCCGCCTGGGAGGGGCGCTCTCTAGTGGCTTACGTTGACCCGATCGGAATCCCGACGATCTGCGAGGGCTACACGCACGGGGTAAAGCTGGGCGACGTGGCCACGCCTGAGCGATGCGATGCGCTGACTGAGCAGGAGGTGCGCCGGGCGCTCGCCGTAGTGGACGGATCTGTGCCGCGCCCGCTGCCGGACAGCGTGCGGGTGGCGCTGGCCAGCTTTGTGTACAACGTCGGGCCTGGTGCATACGGCGGGTCTACGCTGACGCGCAAGTTGCGCGCTGGTGATCTGGCCGGGGCTTGCCGTGAGCTGCCGCGGTGGGTTTACGCGGGCGGCAACAAGCTGCGCGGCCTTGAGCGGCGGCGCGATGCGGAGATGCGGATATGCCTGTCCGATTTGCAGTGATTGCGATGGTGTTGATTGCTGCGCTGGCCGCTGGTGCCGCTTGGATGGCCCAGGGATGGCGCAAGGATGCCGTGATAGCCGCACAGGCGGCGGCATTTGCCATCGAGCGTGATGGTCAGGCGCAGGCAACGGTGGCCGCCATCGAGGAGGCCAGAGAGGAAGGAAGACGGCGCACTGCCGCAATGGAGGATGAGCGTGATAAAGCCCAACGACTGGCTGCTGCTGCGGTTGCTGATGCCGCTGGCGCTCGTAATGAGCGTGACCGGCTGCGCTCCCGCGCAAACGCGCTGGCTCGTGCCGCAGCAGATCGAGATCCCGCCGCTGCCAACGGAAGCCCGCCAGGGGCCGCTGGCGCCGATCTGCTCGCCTACATGCTCGGCCGGGTTAGCGATCGAGCTACGGAGCTTGCAGCAATTGCAGACCGTGCCCGAGTAGCGGGGTTAACGTGTGAGCGGATCTACGACGCTATGCGCCGGTAGAGTCTCGCTCGTTATACGGCGCTAGGTGCTCAATAAGGGCGGCACAGGCCAGCCAGTAGGTGCGTGATGTGCAAATGGACGTGGCCCGCAAGGATGATGATGCTATCGCTGCTGAGCTTAAGTCTCGCTGGGTGCGCGGCCCCGGCGGCAAGGGTGGGGGTTGAGTATTGCGACCACGCGCGGCCGATCTATTTTGATTCTGCCGCGCAGGTTGACGCCACGCCGGCGCCGGTGAGGCGCCAGGTGCTTGAGGGCAATGAGACTTGGCGCCTGCTGTGCCGAGGAAAATAAACGCTACGAATTGGCAGGGAGGGTGTCGGCTGCTGCGCGGAGTACCGGGCGGAAGATCGCCACAGGCGTCACCGCATAAGCAGTTGGACTTCTACCGGCGAGTTTTCGCACCAAATTTAGGACGCCATGCATGCTTTCTGCCATGTCTGACGTATTTATCATGGGCCCGCCCTCCGCAAAGGGGTTTTCCCAGTCAGGCTTTGAATCCAAAACAGCGAGCATGATCCACTCTCCCGCTATTGCAGCGCCGTGGGCTAACGCCAACGTGGAGGTATTGATGATGGTGTGCTCGGCTCGGAGGCTTGCCCATACGGCTGCCTCGGTGCGATCTCTCATGTACAACTGCGCATCCGGAGGCATGGCCGCGATAGCCTCTCCGAAATGAGCCATCAGTTCTTTGAGCTTGGACAGTTCCTGCTTATTGGCGTGAGTTACTTTTTGCTCAGCAATCATGATTTTGATTGCTGGGCTCCACATCTTTTGCAGTGTCTGCACATCGGTAAGTTCCATGCGGCCAGCGACCATCACTAAATCGCCAATCCTGGCTGACAGGATGTTCTTCGTGACATGGCCGATTTCATCTAGGCGGTCGATAAGTAGAATGGGCAGGCTCCATTCTGCGTCGTAAACTCGCTCTTGCCCTTCGGTAACGGTTCCGTTGTGTTTCAAGCCGCCTTGCATCACGGCTTTGATGCCCACAGTGCCTTCTGCGGTGTCGGAAGTGGAAGACGAGTGCTTAAAAGTCTTTAAGACGCCTTCATCAAAAAGCTGAGCCAACCATGAGTGGACACGCGGCGTGTCCACGTACAGAAAGTCATAGAGAAAATCTATGCTTGGTGAGTCTTGATCCAC